GAGATTCACTATCTCTACAAGCCGGCGAGCTTAACTTCCGGCGCGGATTCTGGCACAACAGTGCTTTCCACAGACTACCCAGAAGCATTGCTTTACGGCACTTTAGTGGAAGCTGCGATTTTCTTGAAAGAAACTCCAGACGTTATAGGTAACGCTGAAAGTAGGTTTAAAGAAGCACTAGCCAGAATGAAAAACCTCAGCGAAGGCAGAAAACAACGCGACGAATATAGGTACGATTCACTTCGACAAGGCGTCTCGTAATGAAACGCATAAAAGAGCTTGAGGGCACTCACGTTGCTCTTGTTGGTCTAGGCACATCCCAAATAGATTATGTAATTGGCAGAGAGAACTCTGTTGAGTGGGACGAAACCTGGGGGTGTGGTAGCTCAGCGGCTGTTTATAAATTAGATCGTCTTTTCCTTATGGATCCAGTCAGCCGTTTTTTAGATACAGAGGACGCTGGAAAACAAACCGAAGTAATGCGCAAAATACTTCCTGATTTAGAAATTCCAATATATTCTTGTGAGCTTGATGAGCGCGTGCCTGGCATAGTTGAGTATCCTATTAATGAGATTGTAGAGGCGACCAGGTGCGCCTACATGAACAACACGGTTGCTTATGCCGTGGCTTTTGCTTATTGGAACAACGTAAAGCAGATTGATTTGTTTGGAGTAGACTTTAGTTACAAAGGCAATTTGCATTTTGCTGAAGCTGGCAGGGCTTGCGTAGAGTTTTGGCTGTCAAAATGTATTGAAAAAAAGATTAAAGTAGGTGTAAGCCCAAGATCGACCTTATTAGATTCTAATGTGCCGGTGGCAGAAAGGCTTTACGGTTATCATCGTTTGGATGACCCGAAAGTGGCGCTGCCAAAAGATGACGTTTGGTTTGTGTGTAACCAGTCGGAAATGGAAGAGAGGATTGCCAGCGGCGAGACAACGATTCAGAGAGAGCCAGCACCGCCAGAGCCGTTCAAGGGATGACTGACAGCTTCATCCAGTTAGGCCAGGTCACAGTTTCGACAACCAATAACAAGGGTCACGACCCAGAATTTTGGGCCGAGCAGGTGACCAATAAAATTTGTGGGATTTCTGAGCACGCGCCTGAGCATGTCAGGCAACAAGCTTTAGCTTTCAGAAAAGCGGTGTATGATATAGTCCTTAGAGGTATACGCAGCGGAATTGCGTCGGATAGAACAACGGTTGTTGGCTTATTGAGGCGGCAAGGCCATGACGATATGGCCAATATTATTAAAGAGTTATAACAGGAGACATTTATGGCGATCACGAGCGCAATTTGTAATAGCTTCAAGCAACAGCTGCTTATTGAGGGTCACAATTTAACTAACGGGGCGGACAGCATTAAGTTGGCGCTGTATACCAGCTCAGCCACTTTGGGTGCCGGCACCACTGTATATGTCACGACTGGCGAATCATCTGGCACAAACTACAGCGCGGCTGGACAAGCACTCACAAATGTTACACCCGCCCTCTCTGGATCTGTTGCGGTTTGCGATTTCGCAGATGAGGTTTTTGCAACAGCGACTGTCACAGCCCGAGGCTGTTTGATATATAATTCCACAAACGGAAATAAAGCCATTGCTGCGATTGATTTCGGCGCAGACAAGGTTTCGACGGCGGGCGATTTTACGGTTGTATTTCCGAGCGCCTCAAGCAGTGCAGCGATTATCCGGCTGGCTTAACGTGGGGCTCGGACATGCCACTAACTGTTTTTAACTTTAAGCCTGGAATCAATAAAGAAGAAACCGAATACTTCAATGAAAGCGGCTGGGTTGACGGAAACTTGGTGCGCTTCAGAAAGGGCCGTCCAGAAAAAATTGGCGGCTGGGAAAAGCTTTCAGCAAACACATACCTTGGTTCTGCGCGAGCGCTGCATTCATGGATTTCTCTGGGCGGCGCACGATATCTTGGTGTGGGTGCCACCCAAAAATACTATATTGAAGAGGGCGGAGCCTATAACGACGTAACGCCGCTTCGAAAAACCTCCACCAACAGCATTACTTTCGCTGCGACTAACGGCTCGTCAACCATCACCGCAACTGACTCTAGTCACGGAGCGGTAACCGGCGATTTTGTCACGCTCTCCGGTGCAGCAACACTTGGCGGACTGATTACCGCTGCCGTCCTGAATCAAGAATATCAAATCAGTCTTGTCACAGGCGCGAACACTTACGAAATCACAGCCAAAGACGCGGCTGGGGACGAAATTTCAGCCAATGCCAGTGACTCAGGCAATGGCGGCAGCGGCGTCGATGGCCTATATCAGATTAATTCGGGACTGGATGTTTACGTGCCATCCACTGGTTTCGGCGTTGCAACGTGGGGAGCCGGCACATACGGCTCGTCTAGCGCGATCGCCGCCTCTGGCCAGCTGCGGCTCTGGACGCACGATAATTTCGGAGAGAATCTAATCATCAATCCGAGAGGCGGTGGCATTTATCGCTGGGTTGAAAATAACGGGATCAGCGTTGCAGCATTAGATTTAAGCGCTGTCAGTGGCGCGAACTTAGTGCCAACTGTCGCGCTACAGGTCATTACGTCCGAGACAGACAGACATTTGATCGTGCTTGGCGCAGACCCAATCAGCAGCTCTGCCAGAACGGGCACGGTCGATCCGATGTTGGTTGCTTTTTCAGACACAGAGAATGAATTAGAGTTCGAGGCGCTGACGACAAACACTGCTGGCTCGGTGCGACTATCATCTGGTTCGCTCATTATTGGCGGCCTGAAATCCAGACAAGAAACATTGATCTGGACAGACACGAGCCTTTACTCGATGAATTTTATCGGGCCGCCATTGACGTTTGCATTAAATTTAATTAATGAGGGCGCTGGCCTGATAGGCCCGAAAGCAGCAGCCAACGCGCCAAACGGCGTGTACTTCATGTCGAAGAACGCTTTTTATTGGTACAACGGATCTGTGCAGAAGTTGCCATGCTCCGTGCAGGATTACGTCTTCAACGATCTAAATCTGACGCAATCATTCAAGTGCCACGTCGTCGTCAATGCAGAATTTTCTGAGGTGTGGTTTTTCTATGTGAGCTTAGAGGACGACACCGACGAAATATCGCGTTACGCAATTTACAACTACGAAGAGCAAACGTGGTCGATCGGATCGATGGTGCGGTACGCCTGGCTTGATGCGGGAATTGAGGATAAACCCAGAGCTGCCGGCGCCAGCTATATTTATTTGCACGAAACCGGCTACAACGACGACACATCAAGCATGAATAATGTGTTCATTGAGTCTGGCGAGATTGATTTGGGCGATGGCGACAGCTTTGCCTTTATCATGACAATCGTGCCCGACGTGCAATTTGACACCTCTTTGGGAGTGTCCAACGCTCCAGCCATTAATGCAGTTATCAAGCGCCGAAATTATCCGGGCGAGAGTTTGACCACAGATTCAACCACACAAATTACGCCAACCACCACATACGGCGGTTTGCGCACAAGGACCAGACAAGTCGCCTTGCGGTTCGAGTCCGACGACGACAACGCTAACGCAGCGGACAGAAAAGATTATAAGTGGCGAGTCGGCAACACCAGGCTCGATATACAAGCTTCAGGCCGCCGCTAAATGTCTAAATTATTGCCAACTCGGCTACCGCAAGCGACGGGCGAGTCAGTATCGTCGAGCACATTCAATCGGCTGGTCAGGGTTTTAGAGCTCAATCTTGGGGCCCAAGATCCCGATAATGTCCAGCACTTTAGCGAAGACGATCTTTCTGAGTTACAATTCAATTCGGGTGCAGTAATATTCAATACTACAGTAGAGGTGCATCAGGCGTTCGATGGCAATACATTTAGGGACTTATATTCGCATCAAACTTACCCCAGCGGAGTTGAAGTAAGCTCAGCAATAGGGGCGGTCACAATCGAGATTACATGATATGGGCAACGACGATCTAAAAAACGCATTAATGAGAGCGCAGGGTGTGCAAGGATTTATGGGTGGTGGGATGGCTACTCACGCTATGCCAGATGGCACGGTAATGCCGGGCGCTACGCACGGCCAATATCAAGCGATGGGAATGCAAGACGGCGGCCCAGCCGAATCAATATCACCCGAATTGCTAGAAAGAATTAATCGGTTTGCTGGTGGCTCTTTCAACATGATGCCAACGGTTAACCAAGCCAAAGGAGCCATTTCA